GGTGTCAACGTAGTCGTCGTGCTCGCCGACAGGAAAAGTTGCGACTTCCTCGATCACTTCACGCGCCCAGCGCGTGTCGGGTGCCCAGACTTTACCCGAACTGAACAAATCCGCAACCGCGTTCAGACGCACCATCTTGTCGTTGCCCCGGCTGGGGCTGAACTCTTGGACCGGGATGCCTGTGGCCCGCAGCTCTTGGATCAGCGGCGCTCCGGCCGCTTTCTTTTCCACGATGAACGCGTCTGGCTTCCACTCTTTCCAGTGCTTGAGCGCGATTTCCTTGAGTTCCGGGAACGCCATGCGGTCCTTGAACGCGTCCAGCAGGATCACCTGCGGGCTGTTGTTCTCTTCCTCGTTGTAGAACACGCCCCACGTCGTGCAAGCCGAGTAGTCGGAGTTGTTCTTGGTCTCAAAGGCCGTGTCCCAGCTCTGGATGACGTATTCGCAGCGCGGTGGGTCGTCTCCCTGCCAAATCCGCCAGTGTTTCCTGCTCACGATCGCACTTGTCTCGGCCGTGGGCTGCTGCATGTACTGGGCGTTCCAATACTTGGGGTCCAGCGCAGCTTTTGTCGACTTGAGGGTGGCCAGCGGCCACTGCTCGGGCCATAGCGACTTCTCGTGCTCGGTGTCTTGGTTCAAAATGGCCGGAAGCTCGACGATCTCCCATGGCTCGGCCTCGGGATTCTTGGTCTGGTACGTGATCAAGCGCCCGGTCAGGTCCAACAGCGACCATCTCGTCATGATCACGATGATCGCACCCCCGGGCATCAAGCGCTGGAGTGGGCCCGTCTGAAACCACGACCACGCGGTGTCAAAAGCCAGTCGGCTGTTGGTCTTTACGTCCTGTTCAGAGTGCGGATCGTCAATTACGAACAGGTCAGCACCACGGCCAGCAAGAGCGCCGCCAACACCAGCCGCGTAATACTGACCGCCGGAGCTTGTGGACCACTTACCAGCAGCTTTCTGGTCGTCTGCCACCATGGTTTGAGGAAAAATCTCACGGTACTCCTCCGTGTCCAGCAAGTTACGGATACGCCTGCCGAAGTCTTCCGACAAACCGGCCGTGTGCGTGCCCATGATGATCTTTTTCTGAGGGTATTTGCCCAAAAAGTAGGCTGGGAAGAGGTAGGAGCTGAACTCCGACTTGCCCATACGGGGCGCGATGTTGATGATGACACGCTTTTTTCTCCCCTCAATCACGTCTGTGAAGATTTTGGCCAGCTTTTTGTGGTGCGGACCGATCTTGAACCCCGGGTAGACCGACGAAGCGAACCCCAGCATATTGTCTTGGGCTGCCAGCAAGCGCGTGCGACGCTCCCGCGTCTCCAAATCGTTGAGCAGCTCCATCTTTTCCTTGACGGACATCGTCGGCAGTGCGCGTTCGAGCGCCTCCAACTCACGCTTGGTCAGCGACGTCAGGTTTTTCAGATTCATCTGCTTGCTTTTCGTCAGCTGTGTCTGTCGTGGCCACGTCAATCACGTCGATCACGCCCATGAACTTGGCCAGCTTGTCCTTGATGCGCTGCTCGACCTCAGCGTCGGACATCTCCGCCTGCTTGACCTCGATCTTGTCGGTGAACAGGCCCACTTCCGTGACCTTGCCCAGCAGGCCGAGCGCTTTGAGCCGGATATTGGCGTTGGGGTTTTGCGTCTCTTCGACCAGCTTGGCCACCGTGTAGCCCCTGAGCTCCTTGGCCTGCTCGATGAACTCCCAGTCGTACGCGGTCAGCATGCCTGTGATGTGGCGCACCGCTTCTGGCGTCTTGAGTTGCACCAGCGCTGCTTTCTGTTCCACGGTGTCGGTGTTCGTGGTGAGCGCTTTGAACGCCCGGCGGGCGTCGGCCTTCTCCAGCTCGTCGATCACTTCGTCGTCTGGCGGCGCACCCAGCTCCTGCAGCCAACTGGCTGTGGACACCTGCGCGGCCAAGACTTCTCCCGGCTCAGCGTCAGCCAGCTTCAGGATGTCTCCGGGCGGTGATGTTTCCGGATTGAATTGCACCAAGTGATCGAACATATTTGCGTAGGCAGCCAAAAAGGCTTGAAACCTCGATGGGCGTAATGTACACTGGATTTCGCCAACAGAGCAAGCTGTTGGTTTTCTCCTAGGTGTTTGTTGTGAAATTTGTAGCCCCCGCGCCCACAAGGCCCGGGGGTTTTTTATGGTGGCCGGGTGTCCAGAGTTTGACAGAGGTTCTTGGAAATTTTTATAAAATTAGTACTGGGGTAGTATTTTATTGGGGTGGGGGTGGTCGTTGCGGGATTGTTGTAACGCTGTTGTCAAGGGTTTTACAAACTGTGGTGTGCGGTTGTGGAACAGTGTTCATGTCATGTCGCCCCGCCCCTTCGCTATTTGGTGCCCCACCCCACGGTGGGGTCTAAGGTTCTCGCTTCTCCCTCTGAGATACTACCAAAAACCCTGTTATGGTAAAATAGAGTTGTCGTTGGGGATTGGCCCTTGCGACGTCATCAACCTTTCGGAGTTATCAACCATGAACACATCTATCAACACAGTCGCTGCACGTTACGCATCGTTCCTCAAAGCAGGCACCAGCTACGGCGAGGCCCTCAAGCAAGCCGCTGCTGAGTTCGCGGGAACACCGTGTTCCCAACTGCTGGCCGCGCTGGCCAAGGTACATGCCGCGCACTTCAAGTGCAACGTATCGTGGAGCGCATCAGGCGCTGCTCAGTTCTTTGACGGCGCTGAGTACTCACGTGACACGCGCCACGATGCTGCTCGTATGTCTTGGGCACGCAACGTGATGGTGCACTTCAAGTCTGGCGACACAACACGTCAGCACAAGCCAGTCGATGCGGTGGCCAAGCTCGCCAAAGCCTACGCTGGTCTGACTGCTGCACAAAAGCGCCGTTTCTTGGCCATGCTTTGAGCGGGGAGCAGCGCCGCTGTTCCATTTACTGTCAAACGCAACCTATCGGGCACACAAACCCGATAGGCACAGGCTATTCACAATCAACCCGCTGCGCCCGATAGGCGCACGCTATCACTTCTGGGAACACAGTGTTCCCACACTCAGGAGAATCAACCATGACACATCGCAACCGTTACACCATCGACATCAAGACCACCGAACGCGCCAAGCTCCGCGCCCTGCGTGAAGACTTCGTGCGGCTCGCTGAGGACAAAGCCTACAAGCGCAAGGTCATCGAAGAGGCGCGAGCCCGTGACGCTGCGTGGGACACATACAAGGCCGACACTCGCCAGCTCCGCTTCAAATGACTTGGCCCACCGCTGGGAACACCATGTTCCCAGCAACACGTTGTGGAGAAACTATGCAAAAAACGCATGTCCACCTGTCCCACCAATTTCCGTTCAATTCGGCGCTGAAGCGTAGGCCTCTAGCCCGCATGGTTGTTGGGTTGTCCCACTTCTTGCACACATATATATACCTTTTAGAAAATCTATTTATATATATGCCCGTTTTTTTCTTTATATATGTGCGTTTCCGTAAACGATGGTCACTCCACTTACACAGAGGCTTTGGGGCTATAGTTTTTTCTGCCGACCCCGTTATCTGTGCAATGCGTGGCGGAAGCAAGCAACCATGCGGGTTTCAAGGCACCCCCATAGAAAAAAAGACGTGACACACATAACAACATATCAGGTAAAATTGAATCCGTATCTTGTTAACACCCTGTTTTCTCAACGAAAGGAAGCCCACATCATGCGCAACGAAGCCCGCGTATTCCCAGAAACTACGCGTTACCAATGGGAGGGAGCGACCAAGTGGACGTTCCAACAAGCCGAGCGACACATCAAAGCAGGCCTCACCGGGGCCAAGGACACGCCACGCTGGCGCTCATTCAAGCAGGTGCTGGATGCGCTGTATGTTCTGGCCGACGAGCGCGGTGTCAGCGCATTCAAGGGGGACAAGCTCAAGGCCCTGCTGATCGCCGCAGCACACGACAACAAGTGGTACAGCCGCAGCAACAACAACCTCCCCGCAGTGAACGCGCCAGAGGGGCACAAGGTATGCCGCAGATGCCACACGCCCAAGCCATTGGAGTTGTTCCGCTGTGTTGCCAGCGCCGCGCAGAAAGAACGCAATGGGTGGAACTCGAACGCGCAGTACTTCACCATCTCACTGCTGTGCGACAAGTGCCGCCCAATCAAGCAGAAAGAAACCAAGGCGGCAGAGAACCGCAA